ATATTCAACGCTTCCATTATCTTGTTCTACTTTAACAGAACCATTTGCATTGCATTCTATTTCTACAATGTCAGGATTTAAACTGTTTATAAAATCGCCCGATGTTGAATCGTAAATAGCTACATTGCCATTTGCAAGTTTTACTATGTTTATCATAATTTATAAGTTTAATGTATTATTTGATAATCCTACTTTAGTGCTAAATTCAATGCAATCATATTCTATGCCGTTAACAGAAACATTAACAACAACGCCGTTAGGGTCAATTATTTGCCCTTTGTATGTATAACTTTCATTTAAGTTTGTCATTGTAAAAATAACCGTTTCGGTATCTAAAACATCAACGCTATAATAAATTGTAATTCTGCCAAAATCTAACTGCAAAACCCAAACACCAGCTGTTAAAGCATCTGCAATAATACCTGTATTAAATACAGCATCACAACTATTTATGCAGCCCAAATTTAACGTATTTTCACAACAATTACAACAAGCCATATATATAAAGTTTCAAGTTTTCTAAAAAAACGGGGCTATTTATTCCAAGCCCCGAAACACCCCAAGGTAGCGAAATTTGGCGGCATTGTGATTCTTAACATATCTTGAACGGTTTACACTTTTCAGTTAATGAAAAATCATAACGCAATTCAAAATCTATACTTACTATTTGCATTAAACTTTGCAATGTCTTTGCATCTTTGCCTGTTTCATTAGCATATACAACCCACGGCAATATTTCATTAGAAACAGGAAATAAGCGCGGATTAACAACTGAATAATCATAATTTATAGCCTTTAAATTCGCACCGTAAAGCGCAAACTTAACGCTATCTAATAACATTCGCGGATCAGCACAAAGATGCCAAAATACTAATTTAAATGGAACACGCACATCAAGTTCGATACCACAACTTCCCCTCTTTGTATTTCCCGCTTTTCGAGATTCGGAACTAATACCATTAACACGGATATAATAGCTCGTTCCCGAGGTGTCTGAGATGCCCACATAGTTACGATGTCCATTTTGCGTAACATTTAACGTTACAACCTGACTATCTATGTCTTTGACTGCAATACCTTGACCATTAACATTAACGTTAACAGTAGCCATTTGCGCGTCAATTTGTTTAATTAGTTCGGTTATTATATTTTGTGTTACGTACATTATAAATAATTATCTATTTCTTCAAGTATTGCTAATAGTTCATTTCGCGATGCTATTTCACCTTGTTCACGTTCAGCATCAGAAACTGTTGAAATATCTTTAGCAAAACGTTCTTCATTAAATTCCATTATATCAGCTAAAGAATCATTAGTATAAGTTACAATGCTTTCAGTACCGCTTTCAACAACTTTAATGCTTTGAAATAATGAACCGCTAAAATTCAGATCTACTTTGTCGGATTGCCTACCTGTTAAATTACGCAATTCAGCATATCCTTTAGTTAAATATTTAGTTTTGTGCGGATTGCCATTTTTAAAAACCGTATTACCATTTTTACCTTCAGGCTTTATGCCCGATGCTGATACTGTTGTTAAGCTAAGCGGATTTATATAAAACGGATTAACACTATAAGTTCCTATTTCGCTTCCATTTGAATCTAAACCATCAAAAAAAATCCTTTGCTTATATTCTGAAATGACTTGAAATGCGGCAGCCTGTGATATTCTACGCGCTGTATTATCGTTGGTAATAACCTCTGAAAGTATTTTAAGTCTTGCTATTGCATTCATTAACCTGGAAACATTGGATACATTCTTAAACGCGGTTCACATCTATAACAAAAACGGTCAGTTTCTAATATCTGAATTATATTATCAATTTCATTATCTAAAGCTTCAATGCTGGCATTTTCCCATTCAGTTATTTTAATATTTGCCCACTCATTGCCGTGTGTCTTAATCAAATTTAATCGATTGTTAGGCGAAACCCATTCTTTAAGAATTTGCACACCTGTTTGATATAAAATTGTCATGCCTAAACGGTCTAAAAACTGACAAATAATATCAGTATCAACACAATCAACACGTACACACGCGCCTAAATAACCAGCAGGCACAGCATTAACACCATTCCAACCTTCAACATTTAAAACCATATCGCCGCAAGGTATGCAATTATATGCTTTATTGCATGAATATAAATAAGGTTCTACATTAGTATTATCAATAGTTATAAGAATTATATCTTCATTAAATGATTTTTTAATTGATACTGTCATTTCAGTATCAGCTATCATACTAACAGCTTGCTGATATAAAATATTTCCTATGTAATCGGTAACAAATAATGTTGAATTTGCATTAACAACACTTTTAAAACGTACTGAATCAACATAAATACGGCTTTGTGCGCTGTTAATCCATTTTTTAGATACTTTTATACCGCGATTTATTGCAACAGGCATATCAGTTATATTACTAACAGCACAAACAGAATATAAATTACCTATTGTATTTAATTTTATGCCACGTGCATTTAAAACAGCCTTTAAACGCTTTTCAACTATATCAGCTGCAAAATACATCTTTTCGCGAACTGTTGCCGTTGCTGATACCAATGCTTCACTACTAACAGCTGCTACATTATTTATAGTTAATCCTTCAAGATTTTCTAAATAATAACCGCTTGTTGGTACTGTATCTTCAGGATAACAGCCGTTAAGTGATATAATATAATTATCTAAGCAATTAGGTGTGTTAAGATTCAGCATCTATTTCAGATTGTTTTTTGCGACCGCGTTTTTTTGGTTGTTCTTCAATAATAGTTTCTTCTACTATTTCAGTTTCTTCTATTTTTTCTTCAATTAGTTCTTCAATAACAACAGCTTCAATTTTTTTTGTCGGTATTGATAACATTCCTTCTGAATATAAAACTTCTTTAGGAAAATCTTGCTGTTTCATTGCTTTTTCAACAGCTTTGTTTACTATTACAGATCCAATTGTTTTTTTCTTATTGATATAATCAAAAAGATAAACTACATTATCATTATCTGTTCTTTGAATGCTAACAGCATTGTAATATTTGCGAATAATCGCAATTGCTTCGTTAATTTTTTTAAGTGTTTCCATGTTTTTTTAATTAAAAAGGGGCGGCGAACCGCCCCAATAATACATTTTATTAATTTGCAGGTGGAACAACAATTACTTCGTCACAACCATCAGCAGAATCGCAGAATACAGCATCAGTTTTAGTTGGTGTTCCAACTTCACCACATGCAGGTTCGATGTCGCAATATCCTGTATCAGCACACACAACTTCGTATTTGAACACATCAAGAACGCCATCAAAGTAGCAATCCTCAACAGCCCAACACTTAGGCATACCAACTACAGCCCAGTTAGTTACAAATTGAATGAACAATTGAATTTCATCTTCGCACTTAACGTAAGACATAATTACATCATGTTCAAGACCTAACCAAGGGTCAACTACAGTTGTACGCATTTGGTCTTCAAACTCATAAGTGAACTGACCTTTGTTCTTAGTGTATGTAACAAGTTGAAGCGCACCAGGTGCCATTGCAATAATCTGATTAGGATTACCTAAAGCAGCAGGTAGGTTAGTATCGTAGTAAATTGAACGTGTAATTTCAAGCAATGAAGCATCAAAACCATTATCGTTACCAGCTGCAATTTGGCGTGCTTTGCGATATTGGTCAAGTAAAGTACCACCAACTAAAACGAACATTTGTTCAATTTCAGCTTGTTTACGGTCGCTGTCAAGAATTGATTCACCAACAGGATTGATACCTAAACCTGAAGCAAGAAACAAAGGCAAAGACTTAGATGTAACAGCAGGGTCAGCACAATCGCACTTTACAAAGTTACCAATAAAATCGCCTGTACCTACAACAGTTGCAACTTCTTTACCAAGTTTGTTAATGTGGTTTCTTAGTACCTCGTTAACATAGCTGTTTTGATAATCAGCACGACCTTCTTTAATACAACGAATTAACTCATCATCAATCTGAATTTTAGAAGAAGCTGTTTTATTTGTAATTTCAACTTCATCGTAAAGAGGTTTTACAATACCGCCTGAAGTAGGACAATATTCAACATCGTTAGTAAGTGATTGAGTTAAACGCGGGAAAAATCTACGTGCAACTTTGTAAACTTTACCGTTCCCTTGATCAACAGCTTGAACGTTGCCGAGTTTAACCTGTGAAGCGGCTTTATTTGCGCTGCTAACAAGCAATTGCAAAAGACCGATGTTTGGAGATGGCATAGAACGCATGCCGCTGTTGTTATTCAGCGATATGTCTATAATTTTCCATGCATCTGATAATTTTATTGTAGACATTTAATGTAAATTATTAGAATGAAAAAAAGTTTTATTAGGCATTTCCACGTTGCCCTACGTTCTGTTTTTTTCTGTGCCTTAGCACCTATATTTGTGAGAGGTCGTTACGCAAAAATAAAATACTTTTATGTAATAAATTTTATAATTTTTTTATATTAAATTTAGTAATTAACAGCCTACTATATTAAGTTATTATCCTGCATATATCTTAAACGAGCTGGGTGAATACCTGTTTTTGTTTTTTCATCTATTTCAAATGATTTTGTAGTATTGCCTTGGCTTTGTTTTTCAAAGCTATATTCAGCAGCTACAATTTCAAATAGTGTTTCGTACTTTAGGTTTTCTGTTGGCTTAGATGGATGCTTTACGCGATTGCCGTCTTTGTTAACCCAAATGTTATTATCAGGATCTATTTCAAAATCAAAACCACGTTCGCGGACTTCAGCTTCAAATATTGCGCGCATTTCTTTAGGTGTTAATCTTGCATTCTTTACAGATTCAACAAGCGAACCGCGTACTTTTTCTATTTGCTGATTTTTAATATAGTTTTGAAATTTACCCTGTTCTTCTTTAATAGCTTGTTGCATTAACATTTCTTTTTCATTCAGCTTTGCGTTTGCAAGTTCAAGCTGCTGTGTAAGCTGTTGTAGTTTTTGGGCATCAGCTGAAGTATATTCTTGCTTTAGCTTTTCAATCATTTCTGTTTGGCTATTTTTCAAATCCGAAACAATTGTTTTAAACCTATCTTTTTTATCTAATGTTTCATACTTTTTTAACTCAATACCAAATGCATCAGCTATTTGCTTTTCTGTTTTGGCGTAAGCCGCACCAAACAATTCAGCTGATTTAGATTCTTCAACTTGTTTAGCTATTCGTTCTTGAACGGTTTTTTCAAGTTTAGATACATAACCAGTTACGGCTTCATCAACGTTAATTTCGTTGTTTTCAATTTTACTTAGTGTTTCATTATCAAAACCAAGCTTTTCTACTACTGTTTTTAAAAATTCCATGTGTTAAAATTTAATTAGAAAATAATACTTTTTTAAAGTCTTCAATTTTTATTTGTATAGGTATTTCATAACCGCCTTTAAGAATAACCTTAGTAAACGGTTCATTTGTGTCTATATAAAATGACTGATAAAATGCCGCAACTTCATCAAGGTCAATAATGCAAATTTCTTCATGTTCAGAAAAATATTCTGTTTCATCAACGCCTTCAATTATACGCTTTGAAATTATATCTTTTAGCTTTGATGCTTCAATATAATCTTCATTTTTTACAGCTTCATCAAAATCATTCTGTAATTCTTTAATGCTTTTTTGTTCAGCTTCGCCTTCAAGCATTATAATGAATTGCGCAAATCTTGGCATAGTTTTATTTTTTGTTTTTGTTAGCGCAACCGCAACCGCGTTTTGCAGTTACTGTTTTTTGCTGCAAAGGTTGTGCAGGTTCAGCAACATGAATAGTACCTAAATAATTATAGTTTCCTGTTTGTTGTGCATCGTACCATTGCGCTGGTGTGAACTGATATTCAGTTAGTGTTGTTTTGTGTTTTGCTTTAATAAGTAACATAGTGTTTTATTTTTTCTGATAGTTTTGTGACCGTACCGGGTAAGCGATATGCCTACAATTAAAACCGCCTCGATTTTGACAAAAGTTTTCAGGCGTTGTATTTGGTATCATGCCTGTGCCGTTATCCTCTGCCCAATTTATTTCGCTTTGTAAATCCTCAAATAATATTAAACCTACTTTTCCGTTTTTTGTTTCATTTACCCACCTTTCACATTGCGCGCGGCTATCCTTAACAATAGAACCTACATATAAAACAGCATCCATTTTATAAGACTTTCGAACCGCTTCATTAACTATGCCATCATATTGTAATAACGCGTCACGTGATGCCTGTAAAGTAATACGTTTTAATACGCCTTGCCTTGCTTCTGTTGTTATCAATTGACCAGCTACTGATTCGACAACATCTTTAATGCTGCTGCCTTGGTTAACTGCTATTAGTAGTTCATTCTTTAAAGGATTTATTAAATCATTATTTAATCCTTGCCCTTCCATTGCAGCAATAACATTATTAACAGCATAGCGTTTAAATGGATTCAAAAAACTTTTTGTGATTGCAATGCCGTTTAATTCTTGTTGAACAAGCTGAGTATTAGCACCTATTTCGTCAAAGTTTTCTAAAAAACCTGCAACCATTACAT